GTAATTGACACAGAACCAAAACGGTTTTTTACTGCAAAAAAACAAATCACCCCGACCCAACTCAGGATTATCTCAGATGACCCTGACCAGCCTGAACTGGCGGTAACTGGCCGTGATCAGCCGAGATTAGAGACTGCGTGGCCTGAGGCGGCTGGGTCGTTTGGGGCTGAGGTGGGGGGCTGGGCTTTACAGCATTTGGGCATTGAACTTATGGCGTGGCAACAACGTGTGCTTGACGGTCAGTTGTTGTTTGATGACCAGTCTGATTTTTTGCACCGTATGTCTATGGTTAGCACCGCTCGACAGAACGGCAAAACAGTTGCCCTAACTGCCCTAGTGGGCTGGTGGCTTACAGAAATGCCTAAACATCGTGGCATACCGCAAACGGTGTTGTCGACCGCTCACCGGCTTGATTTGGCGGTCATGTTGTACGACAAATTGGCTGACATTCTTGAGTTGCGGTTTGGTGCAAAACTTATGCGGTCGTACGGCCGCAATCAGGTGACTATGCCCGACGGTAGCAAGTGGTTTATTCGCGCCGCTAACTCGAGCGTTGGTCACGGTATGTCGTGCGACCTGATTGTTGCTGACGAAATTTGGGATATTGGGTCAACGGTTATTGACGGCGGTTTGTTACCAGCGCAACGCGCTCGACGATCACCGTTGCTTAGTGCTTGGTCGACGGCTGGTACTGAGGCCAGTACCGCTATGCAGCGTTGGCGTGAACAGGGGTTGCGGTCAATAGATCGCGGTGAACCGTCGTCGCTTTATTTTGCTGAGTGGTCACCGCCACCAGATTTGTCGCCTATGACGCCGCAGGCGTGGGCGTATGCGAACCCGGCGCTGGGCAAAACTTTGACGCTAAAAACTATTGAAGCCGAAAGCGAAAACCCTGACCGTGCGTCGTTTTTGCGTGCGTCATGCAACCTATGGGTTGCGTCGGATAAATCATGGATAGCACCCGGCTTGTGGCCTGAACTTGAGTACACCGACCCAATGCCCGACGGCGGTACAGTCGCCATAGAAACCAGCCTGACCGACGATCGATATTTTGCCACACGCGCAATCGTCTTAGACGACAGACGAACCGTCGTTACAGTCGAGTTTGTTTGCGACACTTACGATGAAATGTTGCAACACGTCGAGCGCCTAGCAAAAAACACGGCAACCAAATTTGCTATCAGCCCGTCAATCGACATTCATTGGCCGTTAGCGCTCGAGCGTCGCAGGGCAGTTGTCGGTTACGGCGAAATACTCAAATTCACGCCACGCATAAAATCAATGATCCACGAAAAATTGTTGTGGCATACAGGCGAGCAAATGTTGGCTGAACACGTGCAACGCGCCGTCGCAGTACGGTCACAAAACAGCATTGCGTTATCGTCGCAACGGTCACCCGGCCCGATCGAATTGGCACGGTGTTTGGTTTGGTCAGCGGCGTTAGCCAGTCGACCTACCGCAACGGGTAAACCGATGATTGTTGTTGCAGGTGGCTAGTATCTTGACGGGCGGCCGTTGAGTTCTTACTTTCTCGGTTGACGCTTGGCGGTCGCCTATACACAACGGTCATTTAGTTTGGTGGCATACTTAGCGCATGGGCATTTTTAACCGCACCGTCAACAAAGCAGCGATTTCACCGCAACCAACTAAAGCGGCTGCTGCTGGCGGTTTGTATATGAGCCCGAACACAAACAACACGGGCGCTGCACTCATCGGTACTTACTATTCGTATGTCGAGGGTACGGCACGCAACCGTGCAATGAGCGTGCCAACAATTAGTCGCGCACGCGATCTTATGGCGAGCGTTATTGGTTGCATGAGTTTGAAAATGTATACGGAAATTTGGAACGGCAATGAAATGGAAAAAGTACCGTTAGCGCCACGCACATGGTTGCGACGTATCGACCCGACCGTGCCAAACAATTTTATTTTGTCGTGGACATTTGACGATTTGTTTTTTTATGGTCGCGCATTTTGGTATATAACAAGTCGCACCGCCGACGGCTACCCGGCTTCATACACTCGACTACCAGCCGCAATGGTGCAAACACTTGATCAGGCTGGCCCTGTGTGGTTTGCGCCGTCAAAACAAATCACGTTTCAAGGCGGCGATTTAGACCCGACAAACGTCGTACAATTTTTGTCACCGATACAGGGCATTGTTTATATGTCCGAACAAGCGGTTGCAACAGCGTTAAAACTTGAGGCGGCACGCTACCGCAACTCGAGCAGCGCGATACCGGCTGGTATTTTGCGACAGACTGGTGGCGAGCCGTTGAGCGCTCAAGAATTAGCCGACCTAGCAGCGGCATTTAATGCGGCGCGTGAAACTAATCAGACTGCCGCATTGAACGAGTACGTGTCATACACCGAAACACAAACAAGCCCTGACAAAATGTTGCTGATCGACAGCGCCGAATTTCAAGCAATGGAAATGGCACGGCTATGCAACATACCGCCATACTTGGCTGGCATATCAGTTGGGTCATATTCGTATCAATCAAGCGCCGAAAGCCGCATGGACTTGTGGTCATTTGGTGTGCGCGCTTACGCAGATTGCATAACTGGCACATTAAGCCAAAACAGTATTTTGCCCAACGGCACATATGTCGAATTCGATGTTGAGGATTATTTGACGGGCGAATACTCGATGGGTGACCAGCGAGAAACACCAACAGAAAATGAAAACGGAGTAGTATCACCAACATGATCAAATTGACCCCTTCACAGATCACGGTTGACGCAGCGGCGGCAGAGGGTTTGCCGTCGCGCTCAATCTCAGGCGTAGCCGTCACCTATGACGAAACAGCAACAGTTTTAGACGGCACAAAAGTACGGTTTTTGCAAGGGTCGTTGCCAGTCACGGGGCGCGACCCGAAACTTTACATGCAACACGACAGCAACCAAATTGTTGGCAAAGTTGTCGAGCGCGTAGACACCCCACAGGGCATGATGTTTACCGCCAAAATCAGCGCCACACGTTTGGGCGACGAGGCGTTGACGTTGGCAAATGACGGCGTAATTGACGCAGTATCGGTCGGTGTAACACCAACAAAATTTCGTTTTGACGACGACGGCACAATGATTGTCGAGGCCGCCAACTGGTCAGAATTGTCGCTCGTCAGCGAAGGCGCGTTTAGCGGCGCGATCATCACCGACGTTGCGGCCAGCGCACCCGACACGGCAACCGTTGAGGGTATCCACCAAACCGAGCCAACAATAGAGTTAATATCAGATCAAGAAACAACAGGAGACAAAACCATGAGCGAAGCAACAGAAACACCAGTAGTCGAAGCAGCGACCGCAACCGTAGAAAAATTGTGGGCGCAACCTAAAAAAGAATTCAAATTGCCGTCAGCCGGCGAATTCATGGCCGCATACCACATTGGTGGCGACACTTTCAAAAACATGAACGCAGCCGTGCAAGAGTTTGCAAAAACTCAGCGCACCGCATTGCAAGCAGCCGCTGGTGACGTAATCACAACCGACACACCGGGTCTGTTGCCAGTACCAGTTCTCGGGCCACTCGTGCAAGATATCAATTTCTTGCGACCAGCAGTTCAAGCAGTTGGCGCACGCGCATATCCTGACGGTGGACAGTCAAAAACATTTATTCGACCAACGATCACAACACACACAAGTGTTGCGTCGCAAACCGAATTGGCTGCAGCGTCAGCAACCACAATGGTTATTGCCTCAAACAGCGTTACAAAAACAACGCTTGCAGGTCAGGTTACATTGTCGGTGCAAGACATTGATTTCACGTCACCGCCAGCAATGCAACAAATTTTGAACGACCTTATGGGCGAATATATGCTCGCGTCAGACAATCTTTGTGCAGACAACTTGTTGGCTGCAGCAACATCGTCAGGTGTTTGGGACGGCACACTCGCCGACTTGTTGACCAGCGTTTACGACGCTGCAAGCGACATTTCAACAAACCGCAACTGGATGCCAACACACATGTTTGTATCGGTTGACGTTTGGGCGCAACTTGGCAAACTTGCAGACAGCACAGGCCGACCAGTATTTCCGTTTATTGCAAACGGTTTGTCAGGTCAAAACGCGCTTGGTTCACAAAACGCAGTTTCATGGAACGGCAACCCACTTGGTCTTGAACTTGTAGTTGACAGCAACTTTGCTGCAAAAACAATGGTCATCACTCGAGTTGGTCAAGGCACAGGCGACGCATACGAGTTCTACGAGCAAATTCGTGGCTTGATGAGCGTTGAAGTACCAGCGACACTCGGCCGCACAATGTCATTTCACGGTTACGTGTCGACATTTGCTGCAATCTCTGGAATGATCCGCAAGATCACACAGGCTTAAGCAAGGGCGGGGCAACCGCTCATGGCAACATACGCGACAGCCAGCAAACAACTATTAAGCAACTACGCGTGCATATCCACGCTCGAACCGACCGATATACAGGTTGGCGACAGCGTGGTTGTTGGCTCGCTTGGCGCACCATTTAACGGCACGTTTACCGTTTTAAATTGCCCACAATATTTATACACGGGCGTAGACGGCACAACTGGCGAATGGACATTTGACAGCAACACTCGAATACCAAACCAAATATTGTTTGCTTGCACAGGCGACAACGTTGACTTTGCGGCGATCTACACCGGCACGGTCGCGTTTACACCGACTTGTACGTGGATAACCGCCGCAAACCTGATCACCTATTTGGGTGTGTCGATTACCAACCCGTCAGATGATTACACGCTTATAACGCAATCGGTGAGCGCCGCTAACCAGTTTTGCAGTCGTCGTCGAGCAGAAGCAGGCTACAACGACAGTCTTAGTACAAGCCCGTCAGGTGACGTAACGCTAGGCACGCTCATGTACGGTGCAGCGTTATGGCGTAGTCGAGGCAGTCTTGAAAACGTGTTTGCGTCGTTTGACAACATGGGTACAGCACCACAACAATCATTGACACCGATAGTCAAACAATTGCTAGGTATTGACCGACCAGCGGTGGCCTAAATGCCAGCACCATACACCGACGTGCTAAACGTCGCCATAGACGACATCACAGCAACGCTCACAGCCGTCACAGGTTTACGCGTCGTAAACGACCCGACAAAACTTGTACCAAATTGTGTGTTTTTGTTAGCGCCACGTTTCACGACAACGGCAGGCAACGGCAACGTTATAAGAGTTGATTTCCCCGTCAAAGTTGTTGGCAGCGGCCCGGCAGGTTTGCCGGTGTTGCGCGAAATTTTGCAGATATCCGCAACCGTGTTGGGGTCGTCAATTATCGTTACATCAGGACAACCAAGCACACTTGAAATCGGCGGCCAGGAATTCCCTTGCTACGATTTGACTTGTGCATTAGCAGGGATAACAGCATGACCAAATATTTAGTTAACAGCAATCGACTAGACGGCCTTAAACGGGGCGACATCATTGACGGCAAAGACTTGGGCGACGCAAACATTGCACACCTAGTCGAGAGCGGTCACCTATCCCCACAAGACGATAAAAAACATGGTAAAACTAAAGAGATAACAGAGGAGTAGAACATGGCAGCAACAACAACGGTTTACTTGAGCAACCCGGCACTTACGATCAACGCGGTCAACCTGACCGATCAATGCACCAGCGCAAGTTTGACATTTGGTTACGACCAACTCGAGACAACGGCGTTTGGTGACGCCGCACGCTATTTTGGTGGCTCGGCGGTCACGTCGTTGCAAAACAACTCGTTTGAAATCGAGTTGTATCAGTCGTATGCAGCCAGCGAAACAGAAGCAACAATTTACAGTTTGGTTGGTACACAAACAACGATTACTATTTCGCCGACCGCTGCAGGTTTGGCTACACCAAGCGCAACCGCACCAAAATACACTCTGACCGGGTGTTACTTGGCGTCGCATACCCCAATTAACGCGTCGCTTGGCGAACTGTCAACCGTCACGTTGACGTTTAACGGTGGAGTGCTTACTAAAGCAGTCGCATAGTTTTACGGCGTTTGCCGTAACAAAATAAACGAGCCATAACTGGCCGAGAACAGGACAGGCATGAAACTAAAACTAAAAGTTGACCTGAACAACGGGTCAGCGCCAGTCGAAATGACAACCAATATGTTTGTCATTTGTGAATGGGAACGCACAGAAAACCGCAAAATATCCGACGGCAAAGGTATCGGATATACCGATCTTGTTTGTTGGGCGTTTCATTTGTTGAAACTCAACGGTGAAACGTTGCCACCAAATTATCGTGACTGGGTTAAACAAAACCCGAACATGACCATTGAGGCGATAGACGAGACAAACCCAAACCCTACGGCGTAGGCAGTTACCGACGGCAGTTAGCAGAATTGTTGGCTGCAACAGGGTACTGGCCTACGAATATCGAGTTTGACACGCGTGACCTATTGACGGTGATTACAGTATTAAACAAAGCAAACAAAAGGTGACGTATGCCAGCAAGCACAACCATAGAGATTGTCGGGGTTAAACAGACGATCAATAGTTTGCGTAAAATCGACCCGCAGTTGCAAAAAGATTTTAAGTCTGACGCAACCACTATCGCGCAACCAGCAATACAAGCAGGTAAAGCCGTTTACACCGATTTGCCGTTATCTGGCATGAAATACAACTGGACACAACGCGAACGCAAACTATTTCCGTTTACGGTGACCAAAGCGGCCAACGGTGTGCGTATGCGTTTTGATACACGTCGAGGCGCGGTTGGTGTAATTCTTATTGAGCAAAAAGACCCGGCGGCAGCAATTTTTGAAACAGCAGGCCGAGCAAACGCAAACAAACTTGGGCAGGCACTTGGTTTTGTTGGTGTTGGTCGCACTCGACTGATCGGGCCAGCCGTCTACAAAGCGCGTCGCGGTATTGAAGCCGAAATGACAAAAATGATTGCTAAAACTATGCGCGAAGTGCAACGGGAGATTTAGTCATGGCATTATCCATACCTATTATCAGCGAGTTTGACGGCAAAGGCATTGACAAAGCAATCAAAGAATTTAAACAGTTAGAAACCGTCGGCGAAAAAGCACAGTTTGCAATCAAGAAAGCGGCAGTACCAGCAGCGGCCGCATTGACAGCGGTTGCTGGCGCATTGGGTTTGGCGGCTAAAGCGGCAGCGGAAGACGAACAGCAACAAGCAATTTTGGCTAACACTATGCAAAACGTTGTTGGTGCTACCGACGCGACAGTTGCGGCAACTGAGGACATGATCTCGGCTATGTCGAGGGCGACTGGTACGGCTGATAGCGAGTTGCGACCAGCGTTTGCCGCGTTGCTTGTTGGCACTAAAAATGTTGGTGAGGCAACCGACGCGTTGTCGTTGGCTCAAGATATTGCGATTTCGACTGGTACAGATTTGGCGACGGTTAGCGACGCGTTGGCTAAAGCGTATGCAGGCAACATGAAAGGCCTACAGGCGTTGTCGCCTGAAATGAAAGGCCTTATTAAAGAGGGTGCGTCACTCGACACGGTGATGATGACGTTGTCAGATAATTTTGGTGGCGCGGCTGCTCGATCAGCAGAAACAGCGGCAGGCAAATTTAAAATATTAAAAAACAGTTTGGCTGAAACACAAGAGTCGATTGGCGCGGCGTTGTTGCCCGTGTTGCAAAAAGTGTTGCCATATTTGCAAGCAATGGCTGACTGGGCTCAACGAAACCCGACCGCATTTTTGGTTATTGCTGGCACAATATCGGCGGTTGCGGCCGCAATCATGGCAGTCAATATTGCTATGGCGTTAAACCCGTTTGGTTTAATCGCGGTAGGTATCGCAGCGGTAGTAACAGGCATAGCGATTGCCTATACAAAATTTGAAAGTTTCAGAAACATTGTCAACGTTGTTTTGAACGGTTTGATTGCCGGGTTTGAAATGTTTGCCAACTCGTTTATTGGTGCAATCAACATAATCATTGACGGCATCAACTTAATTAACCCGTTTACCGATATTGGCAAAATTGGTAAAATTAGTTTGGGTCGAATTGGTGGCGGCGCTGCCGGCGCTGAGGCGGTAACGTCTGATATTCGTACCGCTGACCGTATGGCGCGTGAGGCTGGCGCAGGTGTGCCAGTTACACCGTCGGTTATAACAAGCGGTGGTGGCGGTGCAGGTGGCGGTGGGTCGAGTGGCGCACAAACAAGTATTGGTGGCACGGCAGGCGGCGCACAAATCGGTGCGCTAACAACGTTTGGTATGGCTGAACGTATCGCGGCACGCGAACCGCAACCAGTAACTATTAACGTGACTGGCGGTATATCGACTAGCGCCGAAATCGGTCAAAGCGTGTTAAACAGTTTGCTGGCATACCAGCGCACTAACGGCCCACTTGATTTGATGATTGCACAATAATGCCCGGCGTTGCAGTTGTTGGTAGTGGTAACTACGACCTAGAAATTGACACAGGTTTCAAACAAGACGCATTTTTGCTTGACGACCCGACCGCTGGCGTATTAAACAACAGCACATACGTGCTTGACGGCACAACAAACTATGCGAGCGTGCTTGACGGCATTAACCAAGTGAACGTGCGGCGCGGCCGCAAAGATCAGGGCGACCAATTTAGTGCCGGCACAATGACGTTTACCATGCTTGACACGTCAGGCATTTTTAACCCGTTTGACGAAAACTCGCCTTACGTATCGGCAGCAGGCGTGCCGGGTTTAGCGCCTATGCGCCGTGTGCGTTTGTCTCGATATAACAACAGCAACGTCAAACAATATTTGTTTGTTGGTTACATCGTCAATTATGACTACAACTTTAGTTTGGGTGGTTTGGATACGGTGACGGTTTATTGTGCCGACGATTTTTATTTGTTGGCGCAAACATATTTGGCTGAATACAACGTCAGCGAAGAATTGTCTAGTGTGCGTTTGTCGGCGATACTTGACCGACCTGAGGTTGATTTCCCTGCAGCGTCACGGGCGATATCGACTGGCACTCAGACGCTTGGCGGTGACGCGGCGTTTACTATCCCAAACGGCACAAACGTTTTGGGTTATTGCTCGCAGATTAACGAGGCTGAGCAGGGCAGGTTGTTTATGTCGCGTGACGGCAACCTGACATTTCAACCACGTATCGGCACGACACTTTCAGCGTCGGTCGCCGATTTTCACGACGACGGCACAAACATAAAATACAACGGGGTAGGCATAACATTTGAAGCCGATCAGGTAACCAACCGTGCGGTCGTACAACATTTAGGCAGCAACAACCCACAAGTCGCTGAGGACACAGGCAGCCAAGCACTTTATTTTATTCAAACCTATTCAATAACCGACAGCCTGCTACACAGCGACACGGCCGCACTTGAGTTGGCAACCTATTTGTTAGACCCGTTGCCCGAACCGCGATACACGTCGCTAAACACCCAGTTAAATATGCTGACCACAACCCAGCGCGACACAATTGCAATTATCGATATTGGGCAAACAATCACGATTGAAAAAACGTTTGCGAGCGGCGCTGGCACGGCACAACTAGCCCAAGAACTAAGCGTCGAGGGCATAGAAATGACAATCAACGTAAACACGGGCCACGCGATCACATATTTCACCGCACCAACAACCGTTGTTTACGAGTTAATACTTGACGACCCGACTTACGGTATCATCTCAGCAGACAACGCATTAGGTTAAAGTAGGCACTATGGCATTACAAACATTTACAGCCGGTCAAATTTTGACCGCAGCACAAATGACCACGCTGCAAACAAACGCATACAACCAAACCGTAAGCAACAAAACCGCTAGTTATGTTTTGACGGCCGCCGATGTCGGCACACGCGTTGTGATGAACAGCGCAAGCAGCACAACCATCACAGTAAACACGAGTATTTTTGCGGCAGGCGACACGCTATTTATTCAAAATATTAATTCGGGCACTTGCACGATTACCGCTGGCACATGCACAGTTAATACTGCTGGAAGTTTGGCGTTGTCTCAATGGCAGGGCGGTGTTTTGTATTTTACGAGTGCTAGCACGGCAATTTTTTTTTTAGCGGGTAGTGGCACAGGGTATGGCACAGCAACAGGTGGTTCATCGTCAAGCATTACGGTCGGCGGCATAAATTACACGCTTTTAACTTTTACAACCGATTCGACTTTGACAGTAACCAAAGCAGGTTTGTTTGATTATTACATTGTCGCTGGTGGTGGTGCTGGTGGTGTCGGTCAGTTAAATGTCAGCGGTGCAGGTGGTGGTGCTGGCGGTGTTTTAACTGGCACAGCATATTTTAGCGCTAATCAAACAATCGACGTTGGTGCAGGTGGTACAGGTAGCACAACGGCAGCAGCGGCAACAAACGGTTTAGCAAGTGTTATCGGTACTGGTACAGGTGCGTTGAGCGCGGCTGGTGGTGGGCGTGGTGGTGGCGGCGCGACAGGCGGTTCAACCTATGCGGGCAACGGTGGGTCTGGTGGTGGTTCTACTTATTCTGGTTCTGATCCCCAACAACCCGGAGTGAGTGTTGCAAGCACTATTCAAGGTTATAACGGCGGCACAGGTTCAGCATCGTTGAGTGTTGGTGCGGCTGGTGGTGGTGGTGCTACAGCCGTTGGCGGTTCACAAACAGGTGCGTCAACTACTGGTGCTGCTGGCGGCGCTGGTGTAGATGTTTCAACATTTATTAGCGGCGCGGCACTTTATAAAGCAGGCGGTGGCGGCGGCGGTGGTGCAACTGGTGGTGCTGGCGGTAGTTCTGTTGGTGGTGCTGGCGGTAATTCAAGTAGTGCAGGTAACGCAGCAGCCGCAAATACTGGTGGCGGCGGCGGCGGTTGTGGATACGGTGCGTCAAACGCTGGCGGTGCTGGCGGTTCAGGCATAATTTACATAAGGTTTAAAGTATGACCGCACAATATTTTGCACAACTAGATCAAAACAATGTCGTTATTGATTTGCATTGTGTAACAGCCGAATTTATGGCAGAAAACCCCGAGCGATATCCCGGCACTTGGGTTGAAACATTTGTTGACGACCCAAACAAACAATACGCAGGTATCGGTTTTATTTACGATTACGACACGCAAAATTTTGTTGCACCTGAACCAATAATTGCACCTGACATTGAGCCGTAATGTGCGCTACTGGTTATTTACGCTCACACTCATTGCCAGTTGTGCAACAAGTAAAACAAACACAACAGGCGGCGTCAAAGTCCGCAATCTATCAATAAGCGAGGTTTGCCAATATGGGTCGCCTGACCGGTGCGAAATTAGAAAATAACCAAATACACGCTCGACTAATTGTTACGGTCGGAATACTTATGGCGATCACGTTTGTGCTTATGGTTGTCGGTTTGTTGTTTGGTTTGTTGTTTGTCTCAATGCCCGACGAACTATCACCGCTCGACAGCAAAATAGTTGACCTACTTAGCACAATCAGCGTGTTTTTGACAGGCGCATTATCGGGTCTTGTGTCGGCTAACGGCATAAAAAACACCGACAAAAACAAAGACGGCATACCCGACGCACTTGAATGACAAAACCATACGTCATCACCGCACAACCAGTCGTTAAAGCACCGTTGGCTGGCATGGCTAAATGGGTTGAACTTGCAGTCAAACACAGCGACGGCAGTTTGTGGAATAACGGCATATGGGTTGTGCGCGACGTACGACATAAACCCGGTGTCATCAGCAACCACGCTCGAGGACTAGCAACCGATCTGTCGTACAGGTGGCTGGCACAAAAACAATTTGGTCGTCAAGACGGCCGCAAACAATCATTGGCATACATTGTCAAATTGCTTGAACACGCCGACACACTCGGCATACAACTTGTAATTGACTACGCGCTAAAACGGTCGTGGAAATGCGATCGTGGTACATGGCAACCGTTACCTAGCGTTGACGACGGCGACTGGTATCACATAGAGGTTGAGCCACGCCTAGCGCACGACGTAGAGGCCACAAAACAGGCATTTCAAGCCGTATTCGGGGTATCACCGAAAGCAGCGCCACAATCTGTTTAGGCTGGTTACCTACCCGAGAAAGTAGGTCACCATGACACTCATCAGCAAAACAGCCATATCGCTATTTATTAGCGCTATGTCAATATTTATTTTGGCTAAACCGCCAGCACCGACACCGGCAGAAACACGCCAACAGTTAGCAACGGTTTGGCAGGGTTTAGAGCCAGCGTCGCCCGTACCGCCAACGACGGTTAAAACTACGCCTATAACGCAACCTGACGCGTGTCAGACCGTGTTTAATATGGCTCGACACGTCGGCTGGCCCGAACATGAACTAACTCAACTGATTGCGATTGCCTACCGTGAAAGTCGGTGCAACCCGACCGCGTTTAACGCAACTGACCCGAACGGCGGCTCAAACGGGGTCATGCAAATAAACCAGTTTTGGTGCAAACCGTCAAAATATTTTGCCAACGGATATTTACAGGCATACGGCCTAATACGTAACTGCGACGATCTGTTTGATTTAGAGGCTAATTTGCGGTCAGCGCTGGCAATCTACCGATACTCGAATGGGTGGCGCGCATGGTCACTTTAAAACACTTGTTTGTCGCAACAGTTCTAACCGCGTACACCTACCTGATAATGTCAGTCACCAACAAAAGAAAGGCCAAAGATGACCGAGAACATCGACCCGAGAACTGACCCACAGTTCAAAGCACTAATGCAAGTGATGAACGACATCACACAAAACAAAGTGCCGTTTTATGAACCGCACGAACTTGCGGCGCGTAGCACATTGCGAGCATTGCAACACCAAATTGACGATCGCAACGTGTTAGACGACAGCGACCTGATCGACACACTCAATCAAGCGCGTATTGAAATAAAATATTTGTGCAGCATTATTACCGATCTGCACGAACGCATTAAACAACGCGACGTTGAGTTAGGTATAAAACAATTACGGTTAAACGAAAATGAAGTTGAGATACAGCGTTTAGAAAACATGGTGCATCGTGCTTACTAAACACGAAAAATCACGTATTGCCGTAGCGATTGCAGAGAGCCAAGCGAGCGCCAACGCGAAATGGACACCCGAGCAACAGGCACAGGTTGATGCGGCGATTGTCAAAATGGCGCGTATGAAACCACGTTTCACAGCCGACGAGGTTTGGTACGAGTTAGGCGCGTCATTTCCCGTGACTAAAGGTATGACTGCTCGACTTATGGTTGCTGAACGTCGCGGTGTAATCAAAAACACAGGCGAGATTACGTACGCAAAACGTGGCGGTCAACACGATCACGCGCAACGTCTAACAATTTGGCAATCTTTATGAAAACAAAAAAAGTTTGCAAAGGTTGTGGGCAAACCTTACACAAATTGCATCACGTAATAGTGACTGAAAATGGTCATGAATTAACTGGCGAGTTTGGCTGGTTTCATCAAAATTTAGATGTATGTAAAAAAGAAAAGAAAAAACGATGAGCGGATACAACCTAGACAACTATGTTGACGTACCAACACGATTGACAGCGGCGCTAAAAAAATATCCTGATCTACGCATACAAGAAACAGGCCGCGAAATAATTGAGATGCCCGACAAATCGTGTTTTATTCGTTGCACGGTGACGGTGTGGCGTGACTCGACTGACCCGATACCAGCCGTAGCGTCAGCGTGTGAGGTTTATCCGGGTCGCACACCGTTTACCAAGATGAGCGAAAACGAGGTTGGGTTTACCAGCGCGTTGGGTCGAGCGTTAGGTTATATGGGGTTTGGTATTAACAAGAGCATTGCGAGCCGTAACGAGGTTGAGGCCGCACAGTCACGGCAGACCAGCACACATTTAGCGCCTGTCGTACCGTTACATGACGTAGAAGTGCCATTTCCTGATGAGCCACAGCGTGAGTATGCGTCACCTAAACAGTTGGGCATGATGAGGGCGCTAGCAAATGGTCAGGGGCTTAAAGGCGACGATTTAAAAACGTTTATCAGCGCAACGCTGGGGCGCGAGGTAAACACGACAGGCGATCTAACTAAACGTGATGCTAGTCGAGTGATTGACGCGCTAAAACAAAGTGAGCCAAAATGAGTAAAAAAGATCATTTAATGAAACATCACTACGCGTTGTCAATGGCGGTCAAAGATTTGCAACGCGTTAAAACGTTTTACCCTGAGTTGTACGCAATGGCAGTCGAAGCGTTAAAAGACATTAAAAAAGAGTTGGCAAAAGTCAGCAAGGACAAAAAAAATTATGAATGATGTCGAGTTGTTAGAGGGTGTGTTGCGATGCCAGCAGTTGTTGAAGGCGATGAGCAAACCGACCGACGACGAAACTGAGGCGCACAAGTATCTGCGTTGGGCGGCTGAGCAGATCGCTAAGCGCATTTGGTGGGATAACAGAGAACCTAAGTAGTAAACAAAATTAAATAACGGGCATGACCTAAGCGTGTTGCAGCGCGGTTGGTGACACACGGCAACGTGGGTAGATGACGCACGTGGTAACACGTGGTCAGGCAAATGCGTTACAGAGTTAGGGTGTCGAGTGTGGCAGACGACGGGGGGCGTAAGCGCATTAGGCTTTACACACAACAACAACAATTGACATAGACAAAACAAACCACAAACATAAAGTTGACAACATGGCCAGCGTAAACAAACCGAGAGCAAGCGCGACAGCGCGCGCTAGCCGCGAAGCGGTAACAACATGAGCAGAGCACACGACCACGCCGACTACCAAAAAAACAGGGGGGTGGTATTACGCGAACAACCGATCTGCACAGTCTGCAACCGGCAACCAAGCACCCAAGTCGATCACATCATTCCCGTTGACGCTGGTGGTGGCCATGAGTTAGAAAACTTACGCGGCATATGTTTCAAATGCAATAACACACTCGGTCACCGTTACGTAACACAACGCAACGAATTACGACGCACCATTCGAGCCGAAGCAATGCGCGACATTGGCGTAATCGACACAGAACCAAAACGGTTTTTTACTGAGAAAAAACAAATCACCCCGACCCAACTCAGGATTATCTCAGATGACCTTGATCAGCCTGAACTGGCGGTAACTGGCCGAGATCAGCCGAGACTGGAA